GTGGTAAAGTCGCCGTAGTTGTTGAGGACTGCTTGAGTGCAGCCGTTGTTGGTTACGGCACCTTTGTCGGGGTTGCGCTTCTAGGCACGTCATTGCAAGAGACGCATAAAGGGTATCTCTCGCAGTTCTCAACAGCAATCATTGCGCTAGACCCCGATGCGCTGCCGAAGACTTTGATTATGGCGAAAGAATTACGAGGGCATGTCAACGATGTTCGTGTCCTTCGACTAACCGACGACTTGAAATATCGTAACCCGACAGATATGGAGAACCTTCATGGAATTATCAATAATTAGGAGCCTGATGGACAAGTCATTCTATGATGACCATCGTGGCTCTAAGTGTCCGCAGCGTTTGTTCAGTAAGGACGTGCGGAAGATCAAGCAGGCTATAGATACTGCTATGGACAGGTACGAGCGTAGCGTTACGCCGGATGAGATCGAAGCCCTGTTCATGTCAAACAATCCTACGCTGACCACAGCACAGAAGCAGGCATACTCTAGCCTGTTTGCACAGGTCAAACGTGAGGAGCCTATGGGCGGTGACGTAGCACAAGAGGTGTTGTCCAAGCTGTTCCAACAGGTGGTAGGTGAGGACGTAGCAAACATTGGCTTTGATATGGTCAATGGTGATGCGGGTAGCCTTGAGTCCTTACGTAACTTACTTGAGCGTTACGGTGATGACTTCATCCCTGACTTGAATATTGAGTGGGACGACATCACTATTGAAACACTCATGGCTAAAGCTGAACTGGAAGCACGTTGGACATTCAACATAGGTCCAGTGACACGCAAAGTAGAGGGTGTGTCAGGCGGTCAGCTTATCGAAGTAGGCGCACGGCCCAACACAGGTAAGACATCCTTCCATGCCAGCATTATCGCTGGTCCGGGTGGGTTTGCACATCAGGGTGCCAAGTGCATCATCTTGTGTAACGAAGAACCTACACACCGTGTCGGTGCTAGGTATCTTACTGCTGCCGCTGGCATGTCAGCCCGTGAGGTGCGAGACAACATGTCTAAGGCACAGGCTATGTATGAGCCAGTGATGAACAACATCAAGATCAAGGAAGCAGGTGGCCGTGACATGGCATGGGTTGAGTCCGTATGCAAGTCGTACAAGCCTGATGTTCTTGTGCTTGACATGGGTGACAAGTTCGGTGTGCAGGGTTCCTTTGCACGACAGGACGAGGCACTCAAGGCATGCGCCATCTACGCTAGGCAGATTGCCAAGACATATGACTGCGCCGTGTTCTACATGTCTCAGCTATCAGCAGAGGCAGAAGGACGCTCACAACTTAACCAGTCCATGATGGAAGGTAGCCGTACAGGTAAGGCAGCGGAAGCTGACCTGATGATCCTGATAGGTAAGTCACCTTCTGTTGAAGGGCAAGAGGAAGACAGCCCACTGCGTCACATCAACATAGTCAAGAACAAGTTGAATGGTTGGCACGGTATGGTAAACTGTAACCTCGACTACTTGACAGCGAGGTACGAAGAATGAGAACCAAACGATTTAACCCAGAGGATTTTGAGCGTTACGACAATCCCGCCCGTGTGCGTACACAGCAGCACCTAGAACTGACTGGATACACAGTAGAGCCGCACCCTGATAGGTATGCACAAGACCTGATCGCTACGAAGGATGGTACATCTATCTATGTAGAGTGTGAGGTCAAGGTAGTGTGGAGTGGCAGCACGTTCCCTTACGAGACTGTGCAGCTACCGCAACGCAAACAGAAGTTCTTTGCCCAACCCACATTGTTCTACATATGGAACAAGCAGCTTGATTGCGCTGTTACCTTCTTGTCTGAGGACGTAAAGGACTTGACACCTGTCGAGGTTCCGAATAAGTATGTGTACAAGGGCGAATACTTCTTCCAGATACCTCTGGATTTAACCAACATAGTAAAGGTGAGGATTAAAGATGAAGCTAACACTTGATGTAGAGAACACCGTTACCAAGCGTGACGGCAAGACACACATGGACCCGTTTGAGCCAGACAATTCCCTGACTATGGTGGGCATGCTGGATGACCAAGGGGTAGAGTGCCTTGTCACCTTTGACCACAACGATGTGCCAGCAGATGCAGATGGCCACACAGTCGTACAAGAGTGGCTGGATAGGGCTACTGTACTTATCATGCACAATGCAGCACACGATTTGCTGTGGCTTTGGGAGTCAGGCTTCAAGTACGACGGTCCTGTATTTGACACGATGCTTGCTGAGTACGTACTGCAGCGTGGTGTGAAGGAGCCGCTGTCACTAGAGGCATGTGCAGATCGTTACGCTCTTGACACTAGAAAGCAGGACACTCTGAAGGAGTACTTCTCTAAAGGGTACAACACACGTGAGATACCGTGGGACGTACTGGTATCCTACTTGTCGTCTGATCTTGGTGCTACGCAGCAGTTGGCAGATCGTCTTATGCTTCGACTAAATAGTAAGGAAGACAGTGGTCTACTAAGCACTGTTGATCTAACAAATCAAGTTGCTACCTGCCTTGCTCGTATATATCAGCGAGGCTTTGCTGTCGATTTGTCTGTGCTTGATACTGTGCGACAGCAGTTTGAGCAGGAGCGTGACGATCTTGAGCGTGACTTACAGCAGCATGTACGTACACTCATGGGGGATACCCCTATCAATCTCAATAGCCCAGAGCAATTGTCTTGGGTAATATACAGCCGCAAGGTCATAGACAAGCCAGCATGGGGTAATGCAATTGAGCCGTACATGAGTGGTGCAGAGTTTGACCGCATGATATCTGCAGGCACAGAACGCCTGTACAAAACTAAAGCAGTACAGTGCCATGACTGTAATGGTACTGGACACATAAGAAAGGTAAGGAAAGATGGAACACCTTATAGTAAACCGAATAGGTGCAGAGCATGTAATGGCAACGGTTATCTTCTTACTAATCTGGGCAGCGTGGCTGGTCTTAGATTCAAGCCCCCGTCTGCTAAATGGGCTAGTGCGAATGGTTTCAGCACTAGCAAGCAGAACCTTGAGACGCTAGAGAAATCGGCACGTGTCAAGGGAATGACAGATGCGGAAGAGTTCCTGTCAAAAGTTCGACGCTTGTCGGCGGTTGATACTTACCTGTCATCGTTTGTTGACGGCATACGTATCTACACTAAGCAGGACGGCAAGCTGCATGTACGACTACTGCAGCACAGAGCATCTACGGGTCGTCTGTCTAGTGCAGACCCTAACATGCAGAACATGCCACGTGGCGGCACTTTCCCTGTGAAGAAGGTATTCGTGTCACGTTTCAATGATGGCAAGATTATGGAAGCAGACTTTGCACAGCTTGAGTTCAGGGCTGCTGCATACCTATCACAAGACGGAGTTGCAATTGACGAAGTATCTACTGGGTTTGATGTACACAGTTACACCGCTAAAGTTATTACCGATGCTGGTCAGCCTACGGATAGGCAGACTGCGAAAGCGCATACCTTCGCACCATTGTACGGTGCCACCGGCTTCGGTAGAACGCCAGCAGAAGCTGAGTACTACACCCACTTCACGAAGAAGTACAAGGGCATCGAACTATGGCATGCCCAACTGGCTAAAGAGGCTATAGCCACAGGCAAGATCACTACACCATCTGGCCGTGAGTTCGCCTTTCCTGATGTGAGCCGCAATGCCCGTGGTCGTGTGAGCAACTTTACACAGATCAAGAACTACCCCGTGCAGTCATTCGCAACAGCGGACATTGTTCCAATTGCATTACTGCACATTGATAAACTACTTGACGGCATGCAGTCATGTGTGGTAAACACAGTGCATGACTCAATCGTCATTGACGTACACCCAGATGAAGAAAGGAGAGTCATCGACATAATACACCGGACTAACAAAGAGTTGCCTGACTTGATTACCCTACGTTGGGGATTGGTATTCAATGTTCCTCTGGAACTAGAGGCAAAAATCGGCCCCAACTGGCTTGACACACATGATGTGTCGTGATATAACTATGGATTCTAACTCGAAAGAAGGAGTATAAAACACATGGAACTGACAACAATTGACACTAACAATTACGCCGCAATGGCAAAGGCAATGGGCATTGCCAACGAGACATCTAGTGAGCGTAAGCAAGCTAGTACCCTTGCCCGACTACGCATCAATCACTCACCTGTAATGGGTGAGGCAGAAGTAAAAGGTAAGACCGTTAACATGGAGGTAATCAGCGGCGGTACTTACAAGCTGGAGGTTCCTGACGGACCTACCTACTACGCAGAGTCGGTACAGATTCGCCCGTATCTACAACGCTTTATGTACAAGCGGTTTGTACGTGGCATGGGTGATACCCCTAACCGCTACGTCAAGACTGTCATGGCTGACAACCTGAACATTGATCTGAAGGACAATGATGGCGGGTTCAACTGTGGTAAACCTGCTGGCTACATCCAAGACTTCAAGGCTCTGCCTGAGAAGACACAGGAGTTGATCCGACAGATCAAGCGTGTTCGTGTAGTGCTTGGTACTGTACAACTTGTGAATGCCACAGATGCTAACGGTAATGCAGTGGACGTGGAAGAGATGCCATTCATCTGGGAAGTAGAGAACCGTGATGCGTTCAAGAACGTAGGCGGTGCCTTCACTCAGCTTGCTAAGATGAAGCGACTGCCTGTGCAGCACATCATTACTGCTAACACAGAGGAGCGTAAGATTCCTACTGGTGCAGTATTCTACCTGCCTGTCGTGTCTCTTGATGTGACCAAGACCCTTGACCTTACTAATAAGGAACAGGATATGTTTGGTGACTTCATGCAGTGGGTACAGAACTACAACGAGTACATCATCAATGCATATGCAGAGAAGGCAACACATCGTAATGATGACGACGATGAGTTCATCGTAGATGGTCTTGTTGACATCGAAGTAGAAGAGGTAGCGTAATGAACCACCCTGCTGAACTGGCTGTGCATCAGTACATGGAGAACGCTGTTAAGGGTAAGTCCTCAATGTCAGAGGATACCATTAAACAAGTGGGTCAAGATGTAATGAACGCACTTCAACGCCAGTTTGGTGGGGGTAACAAGCGAGATAAGTTTGGTCTGCGCATGTCCAATGTGGGCAGGCCAACTTGTCAGCTTTGGTTTGAGAAGAACGAACCAGAGAAAGCGTTACCCTTTCCTACAACATTCGTAATGAACATGATGCTTGGGGACATCGTAGAGGCAGTCTTCAAGGGTCTTCTCAAAGAAGCAGGGGTGAAGTATGAGGATGATGAAAAGGTTACTCTACAGCTTGATGACGATACATCCATCACTGGCACCTATGATATTGTTATTGATGGTGCTGTTGATGATGTTAAGTCAGCGTCTAACTGGTCATACACTAACAAGTTTGATTCCTTCGACTCTCTTAGACAGGGTGATGCTTTCGGGTATGTAGCACAGCTTGCTGGATATGCGAAGGCTTCAGGCAAACGTGCAGGCGGTTGGTGGGTAGTGAACAAAGCCAATGGCGAGTTCAAGTATGTGCCAGCTACAGGCATGGACGTGGACGAAGAAGTACGTAAGATCAAAGACACAGCCGACACTATGGAAGAGAACAGGTTTGAGCGTTGCTTTGAGGCAGTGCCTGAGACATTTCGTGGTAAGCCTACAGGCAACACAGTGCTGGGTACTGAGTGTGGCTTCTGCCGTTATAGGTTTACGTGCTGGCCCGGACTGCAGGAACTACCTGCTGTTGCATCACAGGCCAAGCAGCCTAAGACTGTAGCCTATGTAAGTTTGGCAGAGCAATATGCCTAACTACACAGCATTCAGAGCAGCACGTAAGTATGGGTATAGGAGTGGCCTAGAGCATAAGCTATCCGTTTATCTAGATGAACTCAAAGTTAAGTATGACTACGAGAACATTAAGATTGAATGGGAAGACTTAGCCTACCGCACCTATACTCCTGACTTCATCTTAAACAATGGCATTATTATTGAGACGAAAGGTATGTTTACGGCAGCAGATAGACGCAAGCATCTTGCAATCAAGAAGCAGCATCCTAAATTAGATATACGGTTTGTGTTTGAAAACAGCAGACGAAAGCTACGTAAGGGTGCCAAGTCTACCTACGCCGAATGGTGTATCAAGTATGGGTTCAGATACTATGACCGTATCATACCAGAGGACTGGCTCAAGGAGAAAGGCAAGAACAAGCACCCTAAGTTCATCAAGTTTAGTGGAACCAAAGTGAAAAGGAGATAGACATGACAGACCGTATGACAATAGACGACGAAGACTTTATAATACGAATCCGGCCCAGCGTAGAAGACGGCGGTGAATGGACGGGTGAGATTGACATATCAATCATATCCCAACCAGACAATCCGCTGAATGACGAGGGCTACGGACAAATCATGCACTTCTGTAAGATGATGTGTGCTACTGTACCCCTTATGGAAAGTGACGAGCAGCTTAGAGATACAGTGCATAGCTACGTGCTAGAAGTTGTTGACAACGAGCCTGAAGATATGATAGAACAAGACGATCAGGACATTACTATTACCCACGAAGATGGTAATGTAGTTAGGCTTAACTTTAACAGCAAGACCGGAGGCAATGCCTGATGAGGCATGAGCAGTACATGA